GTGAGGCCTTTGTTTACCGTAAGGTGAACAAGACTTTTTCAATTGAGGGGTCGTGCTTTGAGAAATTAAACAATATCACTGATCGCTTGCAAGAAGCTTGCGACGCTAATCGTGTGTTTGTTAATTCTTCGTCCTATGTTGCTGGTAAGAAGTTAATTTATGATATTGATTCTGAGTTTTCTTCTGAGTACAGCTCTGAGGAGTGTAAAGCTGTCGATGCTGTTCGTCACAACGATCTTTTCGTGTTTTACCGAGAGCGAAACCATATAATGGATAGTTGTGGTTTGCCTTGGAGAGAAGCTGCAAATAACTTGATGGTAACTCGTTTCACTGCGTGGTACTTTCAAGCTTTAGATTTTTATCGTCTCTTTATGTCTTACATTCTGTGGCTTTTTAATGAAAAGGGCCTTGAAATTGTAAAAATTTTTGAGAGTATTGGTCTTTACGACTTTATGACGGTCTTTCTCTCTGTTTGCAATCCTTATTACCCATTGGCCTACCTGTTTTTTCGCGATTACACTATTGCGATTGCTGGACCTTTGGTCATTTATATTGGTTTCCCTTTATGGATTCTTTGGTTGTATGTTGGGCTTAACGTCCTCCACCCTGGGTTTCTTGTCGGCGCTAACGCTATATTTCTTTATAAGGCTTATAAACGCAGGTATCGACCTGCGGAAGTTGCTGTTGCTGTTCAACTTATTGACCCTCTTATTGAAGGTCCTCAAGGTGTCGCGGCGCCTGAAAATGGACAGCCTGTTAAAGAAAGCATGCAGCAAGTCAGTTACACGTTTTTGTATTTCGTTGTTATTGGTTGTTTTATGGAAATTACTCGTCACTATCATCGTGACTATCCTTTTATTACTTTTATCGGTGTTGGTTTGTTAGTTCTTTTTGCTATTCTAGCCTTTTGGTCCAGAAAGAGTGTTGAAGTTACTTACACGACCCGACAGTGGGTAAGAGGCGTTGCTTCTAGGGCTTCAAACCCCCAGAGCATATCCTATGAGGTTGATTTTCCGTGGACATTATTAAACCCACTTAACCGTGTTAGATTGTGGTTTAGTGGTATACCCATTTCTAGTGTGTATAACGCTTCAATTGGGTATTTAGGTGACAGGCCTCCTGTAACTTTCGTTCCTTCTAGTCGTCCAGGTCTCGGTTCTGACGGCGCTCCTTCAGCGTCTCATGGTACTATTACCGGCCGTCCTAGGAGCCACAGTTACAATAGGGTACCGCCACCCGTCGATGACGTTGCTCTCTGGACCACATCTATTCCTATAGAATCCGTTTTTGAAGCTAAAGGCAAAAATAAGACGGGTCGTGGTTCACTAAGACGTATAGACAAGGAAGAAACTAATTTTAAACGTGTTAAGAGCGCGTTTTGGATGAGTGATCCTGATCTAGATGTCGAGTATATTCGTTATTATGATGGTGATGATTGGCGTTATCTTGAGCGCGATGATTGGGATATTGCTGAGGGTTACCTCGAGATTGTTGGTCCAAATGATGAGCGTCAATACGTTTATTATGAGCCTGACGAAACTGAGGAATTTGAATCTCTCAATGTCCAGCCCTCTCAACCTGTTCACAAGTTGTTTTTGGTCAAGCGTAAAACCAAGCAAATTGTTAGAAAAGAGAGTAAGGAAGTTACATTTGCGTCAGTTCCCGGCGTTGCCGAATTATCGGAGCAAGTTGCTAAGCTGCAAAAACAGCTGGACGCACAAGCTAATGCTAAAATTTCTTCCTTGGAGTCGGAATTGAAAAAACTTGTTGAAGTTGTCAATAACTTGACAATTGTTAAAGAGTCAAATGGCACGGTTAATGCTTTGCCTGTTCAGCCTCCACCTCATTTTACTAACCCACTTACACCTTACATCACACATGGCTGCTTCCATCACCCTTCGTGCAAAAAGAGTGTTTCCACACTTGTTCCTTGTAACGTTGGATGCCACTCTAATGCTTGTGTCCACAATGGTGCTTGCAAGCCCGTTGTTGTTGAAAGCATGGGTGATAGTATTCAATCGTTGATTGAGCACTACCAAGCTCAAGAGAAATTGAAAAACGCTACACCCGTCGTGGCACCTGTTGTTGCTAGTCCTGTTGTTGTTGCTCTTGAAGCACAACCAAAGAAAAACAAGGGGAAACGAGCTAAAAAACAAAGAACTATGGATTCTGCTGTTCCTTCAAACCCGCTGATCGAGCACGGCGAGGCAATACTTGCCGCTGTTGTTAAAGTGAGTGGAGCGACGGATGCTGCTTTTGGGATATACACCGATAGGGGTGTTTTGACCGAGAAGCACATTATTGAGCAAGGAGCAATTAAGGTCGCCCCTTGGTTTTCTCCAGCCATATTGACTGAGATACCACGCGATGCTGTTGTTCCTATTCCTGGTTCTCTTGAACTCGTTTTATTGAAAACGAGAATCAACAACTGTACTGCTGTTGATATTCGTTCTTTCACACCCCTTGTTGAACAACTAAAAGGTGATTTGTCGAAGATGGGCACTATCGTTAACCCTGCAGGTTCCATTAGTGGAATGGTTAACTATAAACCCGGAGCGTCTGAAGAGTTGCTTATTCATGCTAGTACTAAAGCGGGGATGTGTGGTTTACCTTACGTCGTTAATGGTAAAATCGTCGGTGTCCACGCTTTTGGTAATAATAACCAAGTTAACAATGGTGGTCTTGCTATAACTGAGACCATCAAGAAATGGCTTGGTCAGCAACAAAAAAACTAATTGTCCCCACCGTTCACCCGGTGGGGCCAATGGAGTTTGTGCGACCGCGGGGCAAGGCCCTGTTGTACGCTGACGCCTTCGTTGGTATAGGTAAGGTAGGAATGCGACCCCTACCCAAAAGTAAGTATGTTCTGTCGCCATATGGGTTTGTAGTCCCTAAATATACACCCTCCAACATGAATTGGGCTGCGTATTTGCATTGGATGACTAAATTGTCACGTCCTCGTGGTAAAAATATGACATCCTCTGAGTATTTGCGCGCAAAGGAAATTCTCCAGCGAGAATTTTCCCCGTTTGTTGTAGGAGGTTTCACGCCTCTTGATGATTGTTTACCTGATGTTGACTGGAGTAAGTCTCCTGGTTGGCCCTATGTCAATCAGGGCTGTTCCACTAAGCGCGAGGCTTGGGCTAAGTTTGAGCCTGAGATCCGCGAGCGTGTCGACATGTTGATTAAAGGTGAGTATGTTGAGTGCAACTTTATTGCTTCTCTTAAGGACGAGTTGTTGCCCCCAGGCAAGAACGCCAGAGTCTTCCTACCTGCCCCATTTCATCATCAACTTGCGTGTGCCGTTCTTTTTAAGAAGGCAGCGGATTCCCTTACAGCCACGTGTCATTTACACGCTAGCGCTATCGGAATCAACTTGTTTGGGCGTGGCCTAGAACGTTGTTTGCGCTCACTTGAGCACTTACCGTTTGGTTATGACGCTGATCAATCAGGTTGCGACACTTCTTTTAAAGATGCTGAACCTGAACGTGATTTTATGAAAAATGGTTTAGATCCCAAATATCATTCCGGTGTTGACCTTCTATTCAACACCGGTATGTGTCCTAGGGTTATAGTTGGTGATCAGATATTGCAGATAATGCAGAACCCTTCTGGGTGGTATTTGACGGCAATGATTTGTACACTTTACACGCACCGCACGATTGCGGGTGCTTATTTAGACCTTTTTCCCTTTGAGAGTATTGATGACATGCGCAAACATTTGCGTCAAGTTAATGGTGGTGATGATTTAGTTTATTCTACGGACAAAGCTGAGTTCACCATTGTAAAACTGGCTGAGTTAGTTGCACAGCGTGGTATGTATTTAGAAAGTGATTTCCTTACACCACGCAATGCTCTTCAGCTTACATTTTTCTCTCATAACTTATTCCCACGTTTAGTTAGAGGTCGTCATACCGTCTATGTTGCTGGTGGTCGTCTGTCCAAGTTACTTTCTGGTTTCAATTACTTGAAGCTCAATGAAGGAAAAATCGACTGGCGCCGCAACGCTTCCAGAGTTATCGGCCTCATGACAAATCTCTGGCCTTATAGGACAGAGTTTGAAATTCTCTATGAGTATTTGTACCATATGATTCACCACTTCTTTCTCCTTGATGGGCGAAATCTCACACCGGAGTGGAGTGGTTTGTTTAGGTCTATACCGAATGATGACATGATGCTTGCGCTTCGTAATGGTCACAACTTCGAAGGGGTTAATTTTTTCCCCGACGATTCTTTGGGCAGTTTTTGCAATGTAAAACGAGTTCTACAATCTGCTTTAAAGAGTGACTGCAATAATCAACTTCATTCTGGTGCAAATATAAATATGACTGGTGCTGGAAACAAAACCAAAAAGAATATTGGAAAACCTACCGCAAATTTGGCGCGCAAAAATGAGCTTGCAAAAGCCAGAAAGCGAATCAATAAACTTGAAGAAGAGAAAGCTGCAGCCGCTATTGCAGCTGAAGCAAGTGCAGCAGCAGCAGCAGCCGCTGCTGCCGTCCCCGCAGTGGTTCACAAGAAATCTTTCAGTGAGAAGGCAGCGGACTTTGCTCGAAAATGGATCAAGCCAGGTCTCGAGACTCTTCTTACTATTGGTACTTCCCTCTTGGGTGAATCCCACATTGTGCAGTATCGAGCTCAAGTTAACACAGAGCGACTACGCAGGGGTGAAGCCTTACTCGCAGATAACGTTATACCTCAAGGTACGGTGCTTGGGAGGATTGGGATATATCCTAACTTCGCAGAAGATGTCAACGATGGTAGTCCCACCACTCGACTCAGTAAGCTTGCTAGTACTTACCTCCGTTACAAATTTCATGATACCTGGGTGCGTTTCACACCTGCCGCTGGTGCACTCAATAACGGACAAATCGGGTTTTTCGTCTCTTCTGACCCCAGATATCTACTCACAGCTACTGGGGTTGATGCAGTTAGGCTCGTTAGAGAGTTTAAAGGAGAAGTTTGCCAAGTTAGTCAACCAGGCAAGGTTCGTGTACCCCCTAAGAGCGACTTCTTGTACGTCGAAGACAACCATGCTAGTGACACAAGATTCACTCAGCAAGGAATGCTTTGGATTGTTGCAATGACTGACATTGTTCTTGGTGCCGACCCGTCTGGTAATGTTTCCTCTAGTGTCGGAGAATTTTCTCTTGACTACAACATTGAATTGAAAGATGACGCCTTAGATGGTGTCACTCTTTCTAACAATGAGCGTGTTTTGCGTGATGTTTATCAAACCAACACAAATTTTTATGCCACTGACATCACCGGTGTTTTGGGTGGTGTTATGCGATTGTATTCCGATCGACTTGATGGCGGGGCTTGCCCCGCTGAGCTTGTTAAGAGTGATGGTCTTACTAGTAAGACTGACTTTACTGACGGAATCAATGGTGTTGCTTGGATGAATAAAGGAGGTAATTTTACAATAAATGTAGGTGGCTTTTATAAGGTCACACTTTGTTGGAATTCTTCTATGCAGGCTACTACTACCAATGCCACTACTGATGGTAATTGGGTCCAGCCTGTTCGGATCATTATGCATGTTGGTGCAAACGATGTGTGGAGTCAATATTGTAATTGGAAGATACTTAAGAACCTTAGTGACTTTAGCAAGACGTACGATATGTCTGGTTGTGTTACTTACACTTATGTGTTCAACCAAAACGACCAAGTTAATTTTAAGGTTCAAGGATCTCAAACAAATCTTGGCGCTCTGCAATCGTTTTCCAGTTCTTACGGGTATGTTGAGTTTGAATTGCTTCAGGCTTCTACTGGCAACGCTGGTATTGATGCAATGCAGGGTTTGAATCATTTTAGCCCAGCACAAATTGAAGAGTTAAAACCCCGTCCAGTTGTTGAGACTCGTTCACGAGCTGACTCTGACGATTGGACACCCGTTGACAAGGAACCCAAGCGTGATCGATCTGAGAAACGCGCTGTCAAGCAGACTCACTGAGGTGTTGAGTTTTTAACCATGTAAACTTCG